GTAGCAGTCATGTGAATGTGGAAAGGTGAACAACACATAGTCGCTGAGGACTATAGAAAAGCCCGTAGGCTTTAGTATAATCGTCAGAGATTAGCCAACGACGGTGTACTGATTGCCCTTGCAATATGCATTGACAAACTTACCAGCAGACTCAATCTCACCGAAGAAGAAATCAACAATTGCATCGCTGTCGATGTTCTCGTAGAGGTAAGTCTTAGCGTTGTTGATGAACTGAACCATTGCCTGATTGGTGGCAGGGTTGAGCTTCAGAGTAGCAACGTTAGAGGATTGGATGTTGTCAGCTTGGAAAAACATTTGGTGTTAAGTGTAAAGTGAACGTAGCTTTGAGAGCTACAGAAAACCACCGAAGTGGCTTAGTGTAACTATCAGGCGTAAGCGAGGTTAACGCCGAAAGCTTGCTTAACTCGTGCAGAGTTGATGATGTTATCGTTTACCCAGAAACCAAGAGACATGTTAGGATTGAGTTCGAGGTTAAGGATAGCACGACGCGACACGTTGGTGTAACGATACCACAAACCGTTGCTGAACTTGACGTTAACACGACCAAGGAAGATGTCGGTGACGATGTAGTCAACAGCGGAAGAAGTACGAGTGATGAGCATTGTGAATGTGTTAAGTAAATGAGAGTAGCTAAGAGAGCTACAGAAAGGGTAATAAACCCTTAGTGTAACTTACTAACCGTAAGTGTGCATAAATGCGTCGAGAGTATAAAGGTCGTCGGTGCAAGTCTCAGAGATAAGCTCGGAGTCGTCGAGAGTGAGAAGCATTGCGCGATACTCAGCGGGCGAACAGTCAACATCGGGATCGAAGTCGTCGTGACATAGTTGCTGATACTCAGCGTCGAGAGCGTCGATAAGTTGGGAGCGTGTGTAAGTCATGCTGTTAGTATGGCAGAGAATCGAGGGAAAGTCAAGGGGTAGTGGACAGAGAGTAAACTGGTTGGCTTCGTACTCGGCTTGCTGTTGGCTCATCTCTCGATCGATCATGCTTTTAGTATGGCACATGTTCGGAGCGTTTGGGGAAGATGGTGGACACTTACTGAACTGGCATGTAGTACGTGTGTTCTACTGCATCACTGACTTCACTATGTTGAACACCGTTAATCTTAGCGGGTTTGTTACGCTTACCCTTGGGCACTTTGCTACACCATAGAAGGTGTTTCATTGGCTTCTCACCTAATACAAACGTGACAGCGTTAAGTTTAGTTTTGGGAGTCATCAGTTAGTTAGCGCGTGAATGTGTTAGTTAGTGTGAATTAAGCGAAGATGTAACCATTAACAAATGGCTCAACATTGTACACCTTAGATGTACCTGCCTGTCCTACAAACTTATGAATGAACCACTCAAAGTTCTTCTGAAAGATACCCTCACCTGCAACACAGAATGCATCACATAGTGCGTTCAATCGTGACTTGGTAGTGTTAGACTGCCAACCACCATCAAAGACTTCCATAGAGTCATCATAGATAGTAGCAATCAAGTTGTTATGTAGATATACCCAAGACACATCAGAGATAGTGATAACTTGTGTGTTACCACTCTTCCAATCTTTGTTGTCTTTGATTGCTTGAATCATCTCACGTTCAATCTTGCGCATGTCTGTCTGTCGTTGATGCATATAGTATGGCACAGCGTCGCACCGTTTGGGAGGATTGGTGGACAGTCTGTTTACTGGCGCTCAACTGGCGGAATCGCAGACAGATGTCTTGACTTTTTCGTACTCGTATCAGCATTTGCTAACAATATGTATTCGTATCAATATAAAATAGTCCCGCTCGCTTCGCTCGCTCCCCCAGCGAACATTGTCCCCACAGCATAACACAGTGGAGCGCAGTTTTGTACATCATAGCACAGCGCAAAGGAAGCGAGCGCAGCGAGCGGTTAAGTATTTGTTATACCCCCATGGGGGGATTGATAGGTATTCTTTATATAATATAGGCTTCAGAAATTTCTGTTAAAAATCTAAGCCCCTTGTTAACGCCCCTTTAACGCCCTTCAACAGTATCATCCAAGGAAACGTACCAAGGAGCGGTTAAACGCATCTCAGAAAGGCTTGTAGCTTGCTCTGAGCGAGCAATAGAGGTCTCTAACGGTGTTTCACGGTAGACCGGAGTTACACAATCAGGCATAGGTGGTAAGACAACCTCTTTAATAGCGTTATCAACGGTTGATTCCACCTTTAGATCAATAAAACGTTCCTCTAACCAGTAAAGAGCGGCTAAAAGGAGGTGATCAATGATGGGATTACCTCGTTTCAGCCGTTTATAAAGTTCTTTGAACTCATTCAGTCGTAATCTTTGTTCCACATCGCCTCACAGACGTTAGGGAGGTGTTCATACAGGAGATCTTGGACTTGACCGGCTATTTTAGCGTGTTCCCGCTGGGTACCGTGAGCTGTTCGGAGGTCACAGTAGTGTAACCAAGACCTAATACTTCCATTCATGTACATCCGAGTAGGAGTAGAGATAGGAAGTACCTCACGTGCACACTCTTTTGCTACACCTACGTCCAACATACGTTGATACAGCCGGTTAGCGTCAGCAAAGAGCTTCATAGCGTCGTATTGAAGAGTGTTAACCATTACTGGGTCTAGATCATCAATACTATTCTGTCTATTCTTTTCATCTTGCCTCCGAAGCTCAGGTACGGGAGGAAGATCAATTACTCGTGCATACCGTTGACTAAACTCCTGAAAGGAGAAGGAACGGTGACGCAGTATCTGTGCAGCAATACTTCTAGTAGTCTCTATACAAACACACATATTTACCATTTCAAAGGGACTCCAATGGGAGTGTTTGATAAGGTACTTAATTAACTTAGCACTGGTCTCAGTGTTAGCTTGGTTAGAGGGATTAGATACCCTTGCCATGTAGCTGATTAGTTCTTCAGCGTCAGGAGTGATGTGTACCAATGATGCGGAGTGGATGGTGGGTTCCATACAGTAGGATACAGTGTCTAATATTCAGAAGGTGGGGATTAAAGAAAGTAGAATTTAGTGTCTACTATCCAGTAGTAAGTAAAAAGGAGGAATGAGAGCTTGTCTCGAATTCCTCCCGTCGGGTTCGGGTCCACCCTTCCCTCCCCCTTATACGTCCGCCCTGTTCAAACCCAAGTAGGGACGGTACTTTTAGAATTACCTCTAGCTTGTCTTTTTTGGTCCATAGACATACCTAATACTATATGGTTTGTCTCAGCTTGTGGGTCGTCTAAAAAGGCAGCTAGCATGTCGTTCCACTCTTCACGTTTACGCTCCTTTACGACCTCTTGAGCAGAGATTGCAAGAGCATCTGTAAAGTACTTAACACCTTGAGCTAGTGCGTCTAGTCTGTCGTCGTGTCGGACTGCTCCTTTTTCCCGACACATACGGCTCATCTGATAGAAGAGCATGTAAAGTAAACGCTTTTCTGGGGCTTCATCTGGGTTTGATTTAAAGTCCCATTCGACCACAGAGCGATCAACCACAAGGCGATGCTGATTAAGGATAGGCTCAAGGGAATCAATAATACGATCTTCTTTACGGACATTTGCACGGACTTCTTCTACGTCAATACCTTGTTGTGTTTGTTGGAGGTGCTTCTTAAACAGTTCTCCAACGATACCATCACCAAAGTTCGTTTCAATAACTAACTTAGTTACCCCGAACTTCTTACAACCTTTTAGAATGTCCAACAGCGTGTTGTCTGAGTAACCGTCTCTGTAAGCTCGCATTTCGTGCAAGTACAAGAAACCGTTTCGTTGGGAGATATAAGCTGCTGTTGTCTCATCAGAGCCACGACCCGACGGGTCAACGCTGCAGATTGTTTCTTGGTAAGCACCCCATTCTCCTTGGAGCTGCATTGGAGAGTAGAAATAGTCTCCAGGTAACCCAACAGTTGGGAGGTCTTTGATGACGTTCTGGGGGTCGCTACACCAGATGACGCTATCAGGAGCTGACTTAGGATTAACACTGGTGACGACAAGATCAGACATCTTGAGCGGGAATTTTTCAGCGTCACTAAGACTGGTGTCAAGCATGAACTGCAACATAAAGTTGCTGCGTCCCATAGACGCTTCACGTTCAATGAGGTCTTCATGGTCAAATCTATCCGGGTCGGTGACAGCCCAAGGTTCGGCACCTTGGTCGATGTCTTCTTGGAGTTGAGGAGCAATGAGTCCTTCGTAGTTTGAGAGCTTACGAGGTACACGAGCGGGCCAAACAAACGGTCTGTAGTTACGCTCTGCTAACTTACGGTAGATGGTAAACACCGTTTGAGGCGTACCCAGGTACATAATCCTACTATCTTGTTTAGGAGTAAGAATAGACTCAGCTTCCGTACAAAGTTGTAGGAGTTTCTCCCTCATCATCTCCGTCATACTGTTACCAGGGACTTCGATGTCGTCTAGAATCATCAAGTCAGCACGTGAACCAGTAAGCTGACCCGTGATACCAACTGACTTAACGGACGGAGCCTGGTGAGGAGGACACTTGATGTCGAAGGAGATACGAGACCACCGAGCTGCATCATCGCTAGGTTGCATATGATTCAGCCAGGGAGTCTCGATAATCAACTTCTGAAGGAAGATAGACATGTTGTCGGCACGTTCTTTAGATGCCGAAATGATCATGATCTTTTTTTCGTTGTCTTTAAAGAGAGTCCAAAGGACAAAAGCACCAGTAATCCAAGATTTACCAACCCCTCGAAACGCTTGAATCTGTAGACGCTTAGGACCGTACTGTAAGTAATCAGCAATAGCGTATTGGGCACGGGTAGGTGAGGGTAGGTCAAGTTGAGCCCAAAGAGCCTGTAAGAATAGCTTAAAATCGTCTCTAAGGAGGTCTAAAGTGTTCATTATTTAAGGTAAGGTAGGTTTGGTACTAGCTTTTGTTTTTCACGTTTAGGGGGGTTAAATACGGATTTAATAAAAGCACGACCACCATCAATAACAAGACTTGTCAGCCCTGTAACTGTAGAAGTCAATTCACCCGCACCGATCATAGCGGCTCCAACAGGAGCAGCAGGAGTTGGCAATAAAGCGGCACCTGCAAGTGTTGCACGATCAGCCTGACCAGAGATTTCATCTAAAACTAAATTAGCTTTAAGAGTAGGATCTTTGGGATTAGCTTGAATTTCTTCTAAACGTGCTTGACGGTTTGCACCAACAAAAGCAGCTCCAAGACCGGCTCCAACAAATGGAACAGCGGCTCCAAAGCGCCGTGCAGCAGGATTTTGTACTGCTTGGTTAATTTGTTGGATAGTCTGCATACCCTGAGCTTCTTGCATAAGACGGTTAGGAAACCGCATCATTTCCTGAATTGTTTGTGGGTTAAATTCTAATTTAGCTCCACCACCCAGGAAAGTTGCTAATGCTCCACGATAAGCTTGAGCACGTTCTAATTTTGCCTGACCAGTAATACTTTGATCAAAAGGTTGGCCAAATTGTTGTACAATATCAGGTTGAACACTTTCGGCTGCAGTTTGAATAGCTTGTGCCCGCCCTAAATACAATGGACTACCAGCAGCTCGCCTAGCAATCTCTTGCGTTATCTCTGAAGACGCCCGGATACGTGCAATACGTTCTTCTGGGGTTGCAGTGGGCATATCATTGATTTTAGCCCATGTGTTACTGTAGTTTACTTGGTCTTCAGGTGTTAGTTTATGGAAATCTGGGTGGGTTGAAGCATCAACGTCATAAAAGTTTCTACCTTCTGCATTAGTGCCAAGGTAAATATCTTCTTCTTTAAGACTTTGATTGATTCTAAAAATAGTGTCAATACTAGCACCTTCGTAAGCACCTTGCATTTGCATGATGCTATCGGCGTGGTGTTGGGTTGAACCACCGGCTGACGCTTTTCTAGGATCAATGTTAAATCTATCCATCAGGCTACGGGCAACTGTATGGACCCGTTGACCTAATTGTTTATTAGTGTACTTACTTACTTCGATACCAGTAAATGTCTCAGGAGCTTGAGTGACATCCCCTAGCCAACGATTTATGTTAGTACGTTCTTTAGAATATTTAGCACGTTTAACTGAATCTTTTTCGCCTTTCATTAAGACAGTTAGTTCAGCTTGCCGGTCACGTAATCGTTGTAAAATTTCATACGTGTGTTCGTAAAGATCTCTGTATTCGGATGGGATGTTTCTAAGCCCTGGAATAGCCATTACTTAATATGCGATAAAATAAGATGTTCTCTAGGCGTGTGCCCAAAAGTCTGCCTCATCCACGTGAGCCAGTTATTCGTTCCTTTGTTCTGATTACATTTCCTGCAGGATGGAACCAAGTTTCGCGTGATCGTTTGTCCTCCATTAAAACGAGGTACAACATGATCAAGAGTAAGTTCGTGTAATTCATAAGTTTCTCCACAATAGACACATTGACAGTTGAAGTGTTCCTTGATGGCTCGTCGCCATAGCCGTTTCGCTTCAGGGCTAGTCATGGTTATTAAATTTTGCAGGTAGTGATCAGGACTTGGGAAAAGCGGGGTCATGCTTTCTTGCCTTTACGGGCTCTATTTTTAGATGCAATTTCAAGGGTTGTCGATCCATCCTTTTTGTGGGATACATCTTTACCATCTCCATTACCATAGGTGCCACGTTTACGATTCTCTTTATTAAGCTCAGTTCGTTTTGAGATTTGAAGCTTACTGGAATCGTATTTCTTTTGGTACGATTTATAGTTACCGTTGGCGTATTTAGGTCCGCTGTATTCAGACTTTCGGGCCATACAACCTCCGCTGGACTAGTTCTGGATCAACAGTTGGCATAATAGACACCAACTTATCAAGTGGGTTACCCTCAAGGGCAATACCACTGATGTCATTTTTGGCTAACCAGTCACAAGCTGCTTTGAGATCTTGTGTCGTGGCTTCACCAGATTTAATACGTGCGAGGAATTCAGATGTAACAAGGTTGTGAAGCTCGTTAAACTGATCCTCCGTAGCTTTCTTTTTAGTCATGTCGCATAAGGATACGATCTAGTTTCTCGTCTAAGCGGTTCATGCCGTTATCAATCTTGGTCAACGCACGTTCAAAGTCAACCTTAGCAACGTAGTTACTAACGATCTTGACTTCAAAGTTATCAATGCGGTTGTCCATACAATTGATACGTTCATGAACACGGTTGATACGAGAGTGTATTCTGTTTGTTACTGCGGCAACACCAGCAGTTAAAGCCACAGCGGCTGAAAGTAATGCTTCAATCATTTCTGTTGTAAGGGACGGAAAGTCATGTACCAACCAGAACCACTACCTTCTACTTCCCAGCGTGGTAGCCAGTTCTTCCAACTATAACGTACATCTTTACCGCCTTTACCGATGGTTACATAACCACCGTTAACATTATCCATTTCACCGTAAGGATCGTGGAAAGTGCCGTGGGTTGCATCAGCACCAATAAGAAGCATCCAATGACCGCCACCTCTAGGGTTAGAGACATGTCCCTTGTGGAGGATACCTGTTGCTACAGGATACCCACTGTTAAGTTCATGGAGAAGAGTATCTTTATTACCTTTCTGGGAAAAGGTAGCCAGTACTCCATACTGCTTACAAGCGTTAAGATGGGCGGTGTATTCAGTTGTGTCGCCGTATTTAAGGACAGTCCTTAGATAATCATCATCGGCATTACTACCTTTCAAGGCATCAGGACGGAGATACTTGATTGCCATAGCACACGTAGAGCTAAAGCACATCCGATCTCCGTGACCTGTTGCACTATCAGTTTGTGGGTAGTACTGCCTTACGTTAAGCAGTACCATAATGTTTACTTAGGGAAGAGTCCGTTTTCAATAAATTCGACAGCCTTATCATCGATAGTGTTGTCGGTGGACTCAGAGAGTTTTTTGAGAAGGTCAACGATCAGACGCTTCACTTGGGTAGAACCCAGGAAGGTAAAGAGGATCGGACGGATAAGTGCAATCATTGTTCTTAGGGGGTAAGGGTGTACGGTGACTCTCCGAGCAGCGACTCATTCCACACAGCTTTTAACTCATCAGGAGTACTAGCGGAATCAATAGCTGGATTAGCCGGAGCATCACGGAGAAGTTGTTTGACGCCAGTTGCCGTAGCCTTAGCCAGGTCGTCGTTCCGCTCAATAGCTTTCATAAAAGCCAAGTCGGCAGTTTCAAACATTTTGGTCCGTGCTTGGCGGATCTTGTCGCGGTGAATGTTCCGCGCTTTGTCCATATTGATGTTGATCATTCGGATGCCTCCTCAGCTGCTTCGGCTGCTGCCTTAGCTGCAAACCAAGCATCAGCGCCAATGCCGTAGCCGTCAGGGTTGCTGAAATCAGCCTCCCAAGCACCACGGAAGGTGCGGTCAGAAGGGATTACGTCGTCTTCGACAATTAGGTAAGGCGTACCAGCGGGCACATCCTTTTGGCAAAGGTCTTCGATGGGAAGTTCTCCGGTTGGGATGATGACGTTAACGCCGCCTTCAGAGTTGGGATAAAGAATTTTGCTCATGGTTTTTATCGAATAATAGCAACACCAAATTCAGAACCATCGGCAACAGTCCCATTTGCACGTTGTCTAGTTACTCCCACAGAAGTAGTAGAGTGAGTGCCAAACCCAATAACGTAAGGGTCGCCTCCTGATTGGCTTTGACCACCTACGACAGTCGCAAAATTAGCATCAGGCATTGCGTTTGTAAAATTAACTGTATATAGACCCGTGCCATTATCAGTAACACTGCTCACATTGCCACTACCTCTAATGCCTGTTGTGGAGCCAGGATTGGTCACTAGGGTTCCGTCAAAGTTCACCCACGCCCTTACGCCGTAAGCCGTAGCAACATCGCCGTAGCCGGAGTTAAATTGAAAGTTTCCCGATGTATCCAACCGTGCAACTTCTGCATCGTTAACTTGAAATTGAAGTGGATGGTTGCTACGGGAACCAACCTTGGCAACGTAGTCGTCAGCGCCAAGTCTTGCAATTACCTGATTTGTTGTATCTCTAATTTGAACACCAGGCGTTGACGCTCCACTAATTTCAAGTAATTGGGTAGGCGCGGCGGTGCCAATTCCAACCCGTCCAGTATCGGTAAGGTTGATGTTGTCACTTGTCCCATCAGGGTGTCTAAAATTAGCTACGTTAATTCTGCTCATGAGTTTCCTCCGGGTTTAACTGGCCAAACGGGGTTAGCCGGATCAACGGTGTTAGCCGGTAGATCGCGGAGTGCTTGGCGGTAGGTACGCATCTCGTCAGTCAGGGTTGAATCAGCAAGAGCGAGGTAGTCGGTTTCGGTAAGGAGTTGGTTACGTTGACGACGTAGAGCTGCCATTTGCTCCAGTGGGCGAACGTCACGGGCGTAAGCTTCGCGTTCTGCAATTTCTTCGGCGGTCAAAGGAATAATTCTTTTTTCGCCGGTTTGCATGTTGACTTCAATTACTTCCATAATTACACCTCCGTAAAGATATTAACGTTTCCGGCGTCAAACGTATCTGAACCGTTTACTGTTGTTAGTCTTATGCGGTCAAGAGTGCCAGACAAGGTTTTACTGCCGGCAAATGTCCAGGCATACCCATCATCAGAGCGGTAGCCTACGCCACTACATACCCAAATATTTCCAGTTGGGTTAGAGACTGTAATGTGTCCGCTAAATATTGAGGAATTTTGTGGTTGATTATATAACCAGCCACTTGTACTTACAGAGGATGACATTCCGGGTCCGGTGTATACCACGCCGCCTAAATAACCTGAGTTTTCAAAACCGCCTGAGTCTCCAATCTGTATCAAATGATTGCTAGAGCCATTAGTGCTAATTTCATTTAAAGCAAGAGTAATGCGTTTTACGTCAGAACTAATACTGGTAAATTCTACGGCAATTCCACTTGTGGAGGCTACGTTGGTTCCACGGGTCAGGTTGGTATCGGTAGTAGTAACCGTCTGCCAACTCAACCCACCAGAACCATTGGTCTGCAGGTATTGACCGCTAGACCCACCACCATCGGGTAGGGTCAGCGTATGACTGCCAGCATCTGCTGGTACATCTAGTTCGACGTAACCGGTGTTACTGCCGTTTAATCGTAGTGCCATTAGTTAGTACCTCCTTCAAGTGCGGTGAGACGGGTTTCCAGGGCTTCGATCTTGGTGATTGCTTCCTGCAGCGCCTTGGTTAGCACGGCTGTCATTTTTTCGTAGTTGACAGCAAGAGGAACAAT